CAATTGGAAAGCGCGGAACGTATGCGCTCACAGTTGAAAAGCTACGATAAGTCAGAAGACAAGCTGAGGTCGAAAGTAACCGAGGTTGGTGCTGATTTTGAACAGGTCTCTTATGGTATTGCTGAAATCTGCGCAACGTATGGCATTGATTACGCCACATCTGTTTTGGCACTAGCGGAAGTTCCGGGAGTGTTTGAGCAAGTAGCTAAAGATGCTCAGAACGAGCGTGCAATTGTTCGTATTCTTCGCAAAGCTTCGCAAAAGGTAAAGGTTCAACCAAAGCGTAAAATCGACACAAAACCAGAACCACAAATGAGCGGTGGCGGCCCAGTAAGTAGTGCTCAGTCGGAAGTTAACAAAGCGCAGAAACGCTATAACGAAACCGGAAAAATTGAGGACTATAAAATTTTAGCCGCTGCCAAGAAACGATTAAGAGAGGGTAATTAAAAATGGCTAACACATTTGCACAAGACAAGATGCACACATTGTTCAGTGAGGTAGCTGAGACTACTTCAATGAACATGACGTTATCTAAAGACGTAGACGTATACGATATGTCAGATATGTCGGACATGGGGCGCACTACTGGCTCTGACGGCTCCGGCGCTGATATTGAATACATTCCACAAGAGTACCGCTTTACCGTACAAGATGGTTATGTATCTTCAGGCTCAGATTTCCAAGACCTGACAGATCGCATGATCCCAGTGCGCCGAAACAAAGCTAAACGCATTCTGACTCAAATCAGCACTAAAGACTTGCGCGATCCAGCACGACTAGATCGTGTTAAGAAAGGCATGGCAAAGGACATTGCTTACGCAGTTGATACGACTCTCTATCAAGAGATGATTAATAAATCATCTATTGTTGAAACTTCGACAACTGCTTTTGACTACGACCTTGCTATTGACGCTGAAACCACGATGCTTAATCGCGGCTTGAGTTCGTTCGACAAGAAGCTATTTTTGTCTAACACTCACTACCGCAAAGTAGCAAAAGAGCTTGCTGGAGCTTCACGCGACGTTTTGGTTACTGATGCGCTTACCCGTGCCAAACTGCCAAACTTGGCTACGTTCGACACTATGCGTTCTGACTATTTATTAACACTCGCTGCCAACGCAACAACTGGCCTGACTGTTAATGGTGCTCAGTCGCACACTGTTGCAACGTATGACAGTGCTGGTGATTTCTACCTTGATAACCGTCAGATGACACTCAATATCACCGGTGCGACTTCTGGCAACCTTCCTGTTGGTACAAAGCTCAATATTGCTGGCGTAAATGCATTAAACCCAACCACCCGAACTGATAACGGCGAACTACAGACATTCACTGTCTTGTCTGCTGCTTCTGGTTCAGCGGTAATTTCACCAGCGATTATTACTAGCGGGCCTTATGCTAACTGTTCGGCTGCGGCTGCTAACAGTGCGGCAATTACCATTTTGAACATTGCAAGCAACGCGCCTTCACTGTTCTATACTCCTGAATCGACAGTGATTGTTCCTGGTCGCCTGCCAGTAGCGCCGGAAGCAAAGAACGTCAATGTTATTGAAGCTGTTACAGATAACGGTCTGCCAATGCGCATGACCTACGAGTGGGACTTCCATAACGAAGTGCTCAACTGTAAAACTTTGATTTACTTTGACACTGTTGTTATCCACCCTGAAATGCTTGGCTGTATTTTGGACGTTCAAGTATAACGAAACGGGGGCTTCGGCCCCTGTTTTTACAATCTTGGGGGAATTTATGATCCATGTTTTTAAAGCTGGTGGCGATTGGTCAACCGCAGATGGTACGACCTACACCATCAAATCAATCAAGGAAGACAATAAGAGTAAATACTTGGCTGATGGCTGGTCTTTATCGTTAGAAGAAGTAAAAGCTGAAGTAGAAAACGCTGGCGTTGATGGTGGAGACTACGAACGTCAACTTCGTGATAAAATCAAAGCATTGGGCGGTAAAGCTGGCGGGCGTGCTTCGGTAGAAACGCTTGAGCTGAAACTAGCTGAACTTGAAGCTAAATCAGAAATAGGTATTGAGTAGATGACAACCAAGCAGACAATCATAGAACAAGCGTTTGACGATATTTCATTTGATGGCAACTATGATGCGTCTTTGCTTGCGCGTGGCCTTCGGACGCTAGATCAAATGATGGCGGCGTGGCTTAACGATGGCATTGATATTGGATATCTTCAGGATGAGACCACCGCGCTTACTGATGAGTCAGGTCTGCTGGTCCAGTTCTTAAGGGTCACTCGCATGAACTTAGCCTGCGAGCTTGCAGATCAATTAGATTTGTTAATTTCGAATAACTACCGCCTGAACGCCGGTAACGCCTACAAGGCTTTATTTAGCATTACCCCGCCACCTAGTATCAGTAACCCATATATGCCTCTTGGTGCTGGTAATACGCGCGGCTGTAACACGTATGCGCAGTATCAAAACCTTGGCACTGACTACATTCAAGACCTTATTAATGATGCTGATATATCTATCACTGATGACGAAGGCTTTATAATTAGCTTCGAGGAATAAGCATGGTTGATTTAACTAAAAAGATAAACATGAGCCAGCTTCAAGAGAAGTCTCTTTCTTCAACTGCGCAGGCTATTGTTTATGACCCTAGTGCCGCAGTCGGCAATCGAGCTGGTCGCGTTCCGTTGCGGGATTCAATCATATCGCTTGAACAAGAAGCCTATGATGATATTGCAGAGCTACAGACGGAAATGGATGCGGTCGAGTCTGGATTGGCAGCTGCTCAATCAGACATAATCACGCTTAACGGCAAGACTTTCGAATATTTATCAGTAGTCAAAACGGCTGCTGACCTATCAGGAAGTCTATCCAGTAATATTGTGTATGCGGTGGATGGAGTTATTGACTTTACCGGTACTGGTGTATCAATCGAAGTTCCAGCGGGCGGTTTGAGTATTATCGGATTTTCGATTGATAGCTTCGGGCTAGTCTGTAATGACGATAGCTATACCATGTTCACCTCTCCCATTGGCGGGTCTGGAAACGTCTTTCTTCAGGATATGTATGTAACCACGGACGGTTCTGGATCGCAGGTTTTAGACCTTGTTTCAGTAGATGGAAATAGAGCGGTTGAATTTAATAAGGTAAATTTTGTTGGGTGCACAAGCCGAGGCGAAATAGACGGCTATCGTCAGGGTCTTGAGGTTGGTTGTGGTATGTTTGGCGGCACTCCATCACTAACGCTTACCGGAGCATGGTCTGGCGGCTATCGTATCAGTACGACAAATGTATTTGGAATAAGTGATGCAATGACCGACCCGCTCTTTAAAGCTGGCTCTGGCTTCTCAATGCAGAACAGATTCTTTTCTGACATAAACGCAAACTTAGGCTCTACTGCGGCCTTCTTTGATTTCACGCCAGCGATGTTCCCTAATGACAATACAGTACAGCTTAACGGCGCTCAACTTCAACGGAATGGTGTTTTTGATCCATCTGACACCACTATGATTCCTAATATGGATCAGACCGACCTATGTTCAAAGTGGGAAGGTTGCGTTGGAATACGAAACACATCTCAAGGCGGTAAGCTTTCTGTGACCTCCAGCTCTGCCACTTCGATAGCTTCTGCTGGTACTTTTTACGACTTGGCTGGTACGTGGACGGCGAGCAATTTAGACCATTTCAGCTCCCCAGCAAACGGTCAGATAAGGCATGATACGTCAAGCCCTCAAGAATACTCTGCAAACTACAGTATTGACTTGATCGGCGGTAGCGGTGATGAGGTGACTATAAAGCTGGTCAAATGGGATGAGTCTGCATCTTCTTTTGTTGATGTTGCCTCCCAGACTCAGGTTATAGAAAATAGGGTTTTAACGGCTGACCGTGTTTTATTTGTCAATGTCGTCCCGGTTGATTTGGATGATGGTGATTACCTAAAGCTGCAAGTGGCAAATTTATCTGACACAACAAATGTTACGGCTGACACTGAATCATTCCTGTTTCTGAGTAAACGATAATGCAAGAAATCCCACTAAACGGCTTCTATGAATCAACTACATTAAAGAACAGCGCTCGTCGTTGCGTTAATTTAATTCCGATTAATGAGCCTAATGGTTCACTATCTACAAACATGCTTGAGTGCCCTTCGGGTTTAGACTTGATCGCAGACAAAACAGCCGCTAGCGCAACTGCAACACAAGACTATTCCACTGCGACAACCGGTGTAATTACGTCACAATCCAAGAGCGTGTCTATATCGACAAACTCGGCGCAGTCTAGCAGCGCTGGTGATGCTGTTATTGTTCCTTATCAGACTTTCGCCATATTTTACACGGGTGCTGACGCAAAGCCGCTAAAGCTAAATTTTGCTGATGGGTTTGATTATGCGCGGGTGGCACTATCGCAGAATGACATTGTTATATGTTCGCCTGGATATTCTGGCGGAGTTTCTGCTGATGGATCGTATTGCGAGATTTCATATCCCGGAACCATAGCAACAAGCATTAACGTGCTGTCTGAGTTTCCTTTAAATCCACAATTCCATGACGTTGTATTTGCTGCTGGTCGCATGGTTTGGGTTAGCTATGACGATACTGGTTCAGACCGTTTCCGCTGCTATTATTCGGATATTGGCGCAACACTTCCGAAAGCTACGCAGTTTTTCAGCCCCGATAGCTCGGTATCTAGGCTGACCGGGGCGCATAATTTAAACGGTTCGCTATGGGTATTTGATGCTGATAATGCGTTCTTATTTACGATTACAGGTTCAGTAACTACGCCTTTTCAATGGCAGCGAGCGGCAACACTGCCGGTTGGATGTGCTGGCCCACATGCTAAGGCCGAAGTAAAAGGTTCGTTGTTTGTTTTGGGCCGGACTGAAAACGGATCATACTCCGTTGTTTCGATTGGCTCTGGTCGTGTCTCTACTCCAGCAGTTGATTATGCAATCAATCAGAAAATTAAAGAGCTAGATTCTTTCGACATACTCAAAAAAGTTAAGCTGTTTAGCTATCGAGACAAGGGGCGAGATATTCTATCTGTCAGTGTTGATGACATTACTTTTTGCTACAACGTAAGTGACAACCGTTGGTTTGAAATGAGCACAAACGGAGGTCGATGGGCGGTTACTGGCTACGGCACGTCATACGGTCAAGACCTATTTATTGGTAGTAACATCATAGTAGATAGTGGATTAATATCGTTCGAGTTATCGACACCAAGTCAAACTATTGGCACTGAGTTTAATTTGACGCCTGAGAGATTTTGCGAAACTGGGCCGCTCAATGCCAGCCAACAAGCGATAAAAGTTTCAGAGATTGAGCCAATGTGCTCTATTGATGGCGATTCAGATCAATCAGTTTACGTTTCAGTTTCTAAAGACTTTGGTGCAACATACGGAACAGAAAGAAGCTCAGTTGTTAGTTCTGACAGCTCAAGAACACGGTTTTTAAGTTGGGGTTTATTTCGACAGGCTCTTGTCGTCAAAATTCGATTTAGCAATGCCTTCCCCTCCAAAATCATCAAGCTAATGTCGAGGATAAAATCAGGGGGGCGTGAGCAATGATTCGAGGCCAAATACAATTACCGGATGAAAGATTTAGAGAACTAACCGGTCTAGCTAATGAGTTTATAGATTGGCTAAGAGAGTCGCAGAATCAGCTTGTATCGTTTCCAGAAGTGCTAAGGACTGATGATTTAGATAGCTCTAACTTCCCGAACGGCGAAGGCTATCAGGTAATTGCCACCACTCTCGACATTTACGTTCACGACCAAGCAAGCAGCAATTGGGCAAGCCTACGGTACGGCATAACGTACAACTACGGCGATGCAATACCGACTACCGCTTACGTTCCACCAACTCCGCCAGATCACCCTATCGGTTCTGTTAGAATTATTCACAACAACACGGGCGCAATAATAAACCAAGGCTCTAGCTATTCAAGCGGGCTTAGATTGGCTGTTTTCGATGCTACTGGGCCGAAGTCGACACCTGGCGATGCGATATCGGGTACTTGGCGAGCATTGTCTAAGTTTAGCAACCTTGAGGCCGGAAGCATGATTAAGGTGTCAGATTGAATACGATAAAGATTATATCACCAAGTGAAGCGGTAGCTCTAATGTCAGACCCAGAGCTTTTTGATCGTATAAGTGATGATAATTGCCAAAGCCCAGAATTAAACATTGAGTTTGGAGAGCGTGATGTTATTTATGGCTGTTTCCATGATGGTGTTTTATGTGGAGTCGTGTCATACAATCCAGAAAGCTCGGTTACGGTTGAAGTTCATTGCAATTTTGTAAAGTCAAAACGAGATTGCGCTTTGGAATTGGTCAAAATGACAGTTGTAGATTTATTTAAAAAATACAAATCGATTTCAAAAGTAAATGCCTGCGTTCCTGTTTGTTATCC